GGCTTCGGCCTCGGCGTGCTGCGGCTGCCGCCGCGCGAATTCTGGCAGATGACGCCGCGCGAGCTTGCGGCTGCGATCGAGTCGGTGCGGGGCCGCACGCCGGCGCCGCTGCACCGCGCGACGTTCGACGAGTTGATGCGGAGATATCCGGATGTCCGATAGTTACGGCTTCGACGAGCCCGGTCTCACGCTCATGCCGGGCGACCTGGCTGAGACGACCGACAAGGCGCGCGCAAGCACGAATGCGCTTGGCATCAGCGCGATGCAGTTCGCCAAGATCATGAGCAGGGCGTTCGGCGACGCCGTCAGCGGCGGCAAGCGGTTCGACGACGTGCTGAAGCAGCTCGCCTTGCGCCTGTCGACCATGGCGGTGACGAACGCGTTCAGGCCGCTCGGCAAGGATCTCTTCGGCTCACTCGACAAGGTCTTCGCCGACATGTTCGGCGGCGATGGGTCGGGCGCGGCCGTCCAGCCCTTCGCAGCCGGCGGCGTCATCGGCGCGCCGACCTATTTCCCGCTCGGCGCCGGCGGCGTCGGCCTTGCCGGCGAGGCGGGCCCCGAGGCAATCGTGCCGCTGGCGCGCGGCGCCGACGGCCGGCTCGGCGTCAGCATGGCCGGCGCGGCTTCGCCGCACATCACCGTGCAGATCGCGACGCCGGACGTGGCCGGCTTCCGCCGCTCGGAGGCCTACGTCACCGGCCAGATCGCCCGCGCCGTGGCGCGCGGGCAGCGCAACTTCTAAATCCCTCCCCCGGAGGGGGAGGGTGGCCGGCGAAAGCCGGCTGGGTGGGGGCGCTATCCAAATTTGGGATTCGACCCCACCCGGCCGCTCGCTGCCGCTCGCGTCCACCCTCCCCTTTCAGGGGAGGGATAAGGAGAATCCATGTCCTTCCACGACATCCTCTTTCCGCTCGACATCGCGCTGAAAAGCGCCGGCGGGCCGGAGCGGCGCACCGACGTCGTCGTGCTCGGATCGGGCCGCGAGGAGCGCAATGCGCGCTGGGCGCATTCGCGCCGGCGCTACGATGCCGGCTACGGCGTCAAGACGTTCGACGCGCTGTCGCAGGTGGTGGCGTTCTTCGAGGAGCGGCGCGGGCGCCTCTACGGCTTCCGCTGGCGCGACCGGCTCGATCATTCCTCGGCCGCGGCCGATGCGGCGGTCGCCGCTACCGACCAGGCGATCGGCGTCGGCGACGGCACGACGGCGACCTTTCAGCTCGCCAAGACCTATGGCGGGGCCTTCGCGCCGTACCGGCGCCCGATCGTCAAGCCGGTCGCCGGCAGCGTGCATGTCGCGGTCGACGACGTCGCGCAGAGCGAAGGCAGCGCGTTCACGCTCGATGCCGCGAGCGGCCTCGTCACGTTCCTCGCCGGCCATGTCCCGTCGCCAGGCGCGGCGGTGACCGCCGGCTTTCTGTTCGATGTGCCGGTGCGCTTCGACACCGATTATCTCGAGGTCGATCTCTCGGCCTTCGCCGCCGGCGCCATTCCGAAGATTCCGCTGGTCGAGATCAGACCGTAGCGCCCGCGTCCCGGGCGCGGCGCAGCATGAGCGCAGCGAATGATGCGCTGCAGACCCGGGACCGCAACCATCTCCGTCGTCGTAACGGTCCCGGATCTGCGGTGCCCGCCAGCGCGCTGCACCGCGTCCAAGACACGAAAGGCCAGGCGATGCGCATCATCCCTCCCGCTTTGCAGGCGAAGCTCGACAGCGGCTGCACCACCTTGTGCCGCTGCTGGGCGCTCACGCGCGCCGACGGCGTCGTGCAGGGCTTCACCGATCACGACGAGGACGTCACGCTCGGCGATGTCGTCTGCGCCGCCGGCACGGGGCTCAGCGGCAGCGAGGCGACGCAGAAGCTCGGCCTTGCCGTCGACACGTCGGAGATGTCCGGCGCGCTCGCCGCCGACACGCTCAACGAGGACGATCTCGCCGCCGGCCGTTACGATACGGCGACGGTCGCGCTGTGGCTCGTCGACTGGAGCGAGCCGTCGCTCGCGGTGCTGATCGCCAGGGCGACGCTCGGCGAGGTCAAGCGCGCCGGCGGCGCCTTCACCGCCGAACTGCGCGGCCTGAGCGATCGCCTGGCGCAGGAGACGGGCCGGCTCTATGCGACCACGTGCTCCGCCGATCTCGGCGACGCGCGCTGCACGATCGATCTTGACGCGCCGGCCTATCGCGGCGGCGGCACGGTCATCGCGATGACGGCGACCTCGTCATTGACCGCGAGCGGTCTCGACGACTTCGCCGACGGCTGGTTCAGCGCCGGCCGGCTCACCTTCACGAGCGGCGCCAATGCCGGCGCGAGCGTCGAAGTGAAGACGCACCGCAAGATGAGCACCGCCAGCCTCGATCTGTGGCAGGCGATGGCCGCGCCGATCGCGCCGGGCGATACGTTCACGGTCACCGCCGGCTGCGACAAGGCCTACGCGACCTGTCACGACCGCTTCGCCAACGTCGTCAACTTCCGCGGCTTCCCGCACATCCCCGGCAACGATTTCGTCATCAGTTACCCGTTGCAGGGCGAGCCCGGGCACGACGGCAGCAGTTTGAGCAAGTGATGGCGCGTCCCGATGCGGAGCTCTTATCCCTCCCCCGCTTGCGGGGGAGGGTGGCGAGCGCAGCGAGCCGGGTGGGGGCCGCTGTGATTGAGAGAAAACCCCACCCCCCCGGCGCTGACGCACCGGACCCTCACCTTTCAGGGGAGGGATAAGGAAGAGCCGCGCCCGGGACACGAGGTCCAGATGCAGATCACCCGCCAACATATCGTCGTCGAAGCGCGGAGCTGGATCGGCACGCCGTACCGGCATCAGGCCTCGCTCAAGGGCGTCGGCTGCGACTGCCTCGGCCTCGTGCGCGGCGTCTGGCGCGGCGTGATCGGCGAGGAGCCCGAGCGCGCGCCGCCTTATGCGCCGGACTGGGCGGAGGCGATGAAGGTGGAAACGCTCGCCGATGCCGCGACGCGCCATCTCGTCGCCATTGCCTGCGGCGCTTTTTGTGAGGGCGACGTGCTGCTGTTCCGATGGCGCGCCGGCCTGCCGGCGAAGCACGCCGCCATCGTCACCGCGCCCGGCCTGATGGTGCACGCGCATGACGGGGCGGCGGTCGCCGAAGTCGCCATCGCGCCGTGGTGGCGACGGCGGCTCGCTTATGCCTTCCGGTTTCCGGGCGTCATCGACTGAGCCTGGGTGCTTCGCGTGTCCCGGACGCGGCGCAGCGCGATAGCGGTGCGCCGCAGATCCGGGACCGTACCGACGACCGAATTCATGGCGGTCCCGGGTCTGCAGTGCATCGTTCGCTACGCTTACGCTGCACCGCGCCCGGGGCACAAATCGCGAATCTGATCCATGGCCGCACTCATTCTTTCGACCGCCGGCAATGCGGCGGGCTCGTCGCTGTTCGGGCCGACCGGCGCGCTCGTCGGCCGTCTCGCCGGCGCCATCGCCGGCAATCTCATCGACCGCGCGCTGTTCGCGCCGCACCGCGAGCGCAATGTCGAAGGCCCGCGGCTCGCCGACCTGACGCTGATGGCCTCGACCGCCGGCGCGCCGATCCCGCGCGTCTACGGCCGCGCGCGGCTCGCCGGTCAGGTGATCTGGGCGACCAATCTCGACGAAGTCGTCAACACCGCGAGCGAGACGACGCGCAGCGGCGGCAAGGGCATGGGCGGCGCGAGCGTCACCACGAGCACGACGACCTATTCCTATTTCGCCAATGTCGCCGTCGGCCTGTGCGAGGGGCCGATCGGCGCCGTACTGCGCGTGTGGGCCGACGGCAAGCCGCTCGACCTCTCGGGCTTGACGATGCGCGTCTACAAGGGCGACGAGACGCAGATGCCCGATCCGCTGATCGTCGCCAAGGACGGCGACGTGCCGGCCTATCGCGGGCTCGCTTACGTGGTGTTCGAGCGGCTGCCGCTCGCCGATTTCGGCAACCGCATTCCGCAATTGTCGTTCGAGGTGCTGCGCCCGGTCGGCGTGCTCGAGCGGATGGTGCGCGCGGTGACGCTGATCCCCGGCGCGACCGAGTTCGGCTACGCGCCGCAGACCGTGGTGCGCACGCTCGGGCCGGGGCAGTCGGCGCCGGAGAACCGGCACGTCACCACCGCCGCGTCCGACGTCGTCGCCGCGCTCGACGAATTGCAGGCGCTGGCGCCCAATCTCGCGCGCGTGGCCATCGTCGTCACCTGGTTCGGCAGCGACCTGCGCGCCGGCGAATGCCGGATCGTGCCGAAGGTAGATAATGCAGAGAAAGAGACGTTCGGCGCGACCTGGTCGGTGGCGGGGCTGACGCGCGTGGCGGCGCAGGTCGTCTCGAGCATCGATGGGCGCCCCGCTTTCGGCGGCACGCCGTCGGACGCGAGCGTGACGGCGCTGATCGCCGAAGTGAAGGCGCGCGGGCTCAAGGCGACGCTCTATCCGCTGGTGATGATGGACATCGCGGCCGGCAATGCGCTCGCCGATCCGTGGACCGGCGCGGCGACGCAACCGGCCTATCCCTGGCGCGGCCGCATCACCTGCGATCCGGCGCCGGGGCAGGCGGGCTCGCCCGACGGCACGAGCGCCGCGGCCGCGCAGGTCGACGCCTTCTTCAGCGGCGGCGCCGACGACTGGAATTACCGCAACATGATCCTGCATTACGCCACGCTGGCCGCCGAGGCGGGCGGCGTCGACGCCTTCCTCATCGGCTCGGAACTGAAGGCGCTGACGCGCGTGCGCGCGGGCGGCGGCGCCTATCCGGCGGTCACCGCGTTGGCGGGCCTCGCCGCCGAGGTGAAGGCGATCGTCGGCGCGGGCACGACCGTCACCTACGGCGCCGACTGGACCGAATACGGCGCGCATGTCGTCGATGCGGACGCGACCGAAGTGCGCTTTCCGCTCGATCCGCTGTGGGCCTCGCCGGCGATCGACGCGGTCGGGGTCGACTATTACGCGCCGCTCGCCGACTGGCGCGACGGCGGCACCCAGCGCGACGCCGCGCTGACCGACCGGCCGCACCGCCTGGCCTATCTCGCCGGCAATCTCGCCGCTGGCGAAGCCTATGACTGGTTCTATGCCGACGATGCCGCGCGCGACGCGCAGGCGCGCACGCCGATCACCGACGGGCTCGGCAAGCCGTGGCTGTTCCGGCAGAAGGACATCTGGAATTTCTGGTCGGAGCCGCATTACGAGCGCGTCGGCGGCGTCGAGCTCGGCGCGCCGACCGCCTGGGTGCCGCAGTCGAAGCCGGTGTGGCTGACCGAGATCGGCTGCCCGGCGGTCGACAAGGGCGCCAACCAGCCGAGCGTGTTTCCCGATCCGAAGTCGTCGGAGGCAGGGCTGCCGCATTATTCGAGCGGCGCGCGCGACGATCTCATCCAGCGCCGCTATCTCGAGGCGGTGCTCGGCGCGCTCGATCCGGCCTTCGGCGCCGCCGCGCTCAATCCGCTGTCGCCGGTCTATGGCGGCCGCATGATTCCGCCGGATGCCATTCATCTGTGGACCTGGGACGCGCGGCCCTATCCGGTGTTTCCGGCGGCGAGCGATGTGTGGAGCGACGCCGATAATTGGGAAACAGGCCACTGGCTGACCGGGCGGCTCGGCGCGACGCCGCTCGATGCGCTGGCCGGAAGCATCCTCGCCGACAGCGACATCGAAGATGCCGACACCATGGCACTCGGCGAGGGGCCGCAGGGTTACGTCGTCGACCGGCCGATGACGCCGCGCGCCATGCTCGATCCGCTGGCGCTCGCTTATGCCTTCGATGCGGTCGAGATCGACGGCGTGCTGCGCTTCGTCGCGCGCGGCGGCGCGCCGGCGGCCGAACTCTCCGAAGACGATCTGGTGCTGCCGGAGGAGACAGCACCGGTGCAACTGAAGCGCACGCAGGAGAGCGATCTGCCGCGCGAGGTGACGCTCGGCTTCACCGACATCGACGCCGATTACCAGCCCGGCGCCGCGCGCTCGCGGCGGCTGGCGGGGCGCGCGGTGCGCACCGCCCATGCCGATCTCGCGGTGGTGAGCGATCTTCCGCGCGCGCAGCGCTGCGCCGAA